TTATCATAACAAGTCTCAAGTATAGCAAGTGGCTCGTAGCAACGAGGACAAACCTCGACACTATCAACATCAATCATAGCTATACCATCAAATTTCCTATGCCAATCGTTATAATTGCCATTGGAAAAAGCATAAGTCCATCTAGCCATTAGTTTCTAAAGATACCCCAAACTAATACAAGTAATATAGATGATAGCAACACCTGTAATTCTATGGGTGCGCCTAAAAATACATCAATCATTTTTCCCTTTCTGTTTTATCATTAGTATTTCGTTTTCTTTCTCTTCTAGTTTTTTTTCAAGTGCCAGTATAATATCAGATTGTTTCTTGATATATTTCTTAGCTCTTTTTAATTCAAACTTACAATCAATCTCATCAAACATACCCTCGTATGTCATTTTAAAACCTCAATCTTTTTAACTACCGATCTTGGATATACTGTAGTGTTACCAACTGTAAGAGAACCATCATCATCAAAGCTATGAGATGTAAATATAATTAATTTTTTTTTATCTTTATATAATAAATATCCTATGTCATAACAAGTTAAAGGAACTTGCTCTTTTGATTTATCAAGAGCGATCCATTCAGAGTTACTAACTATATCTAGCCAAGTAATTTTTACTGTTTTGTATTTAAACTTTTTCGTACCACGCACTGTACAGATCCTCTAGTGTTACTTCATTGTTGGTTACTTCTAAGATTTTCTTTACCATATCTGGATCCGGAAATCTTTTTACTTTAGCAGTTAAACACCACCTTTGAACTGACGTGCCGGGATTTTGTACACCTACAATGCCAAGCTCAAGTCCAAAATTATAGTAGGATAACCCTTTCTTTTTACGATATTCTTCAAGTGTCATAAGTCCTTTCTTTATCTAATATGTATCTATATATATCATATTATTTTCTTTACAATAAAAAAAATATATGTATAGATAGTGGAAAACTAAAGGAACTTATGAAACTTAGAGAAAAAACAAAAGAACAATTAATAGAAGAAGCATTTAAAATATTTAATGGTGGTAAAGGATTAGATCATTGGTCTTACTCTTCTACCTCTACACCTTTTGCAAAAAATTTAATTCAATATACTTTCCCGGAAAAAATTAGAAGGTCTTGGTCATGGAGATATAAACCTCAATTTGGAAACCTTGTAAACAATACAGTACAAAGATTGATTGCAGATGTTTTATTTAAAACAAAAACTTCTGTCGCTGCAGAATGGGACCGGGATTATAATGTTTCTTTTAATAAAGAGCTAGAAGAAATAAATAAAAAAGATCCATTAGATAAAAAAGATGAGTATGCAAGAAAAGAAATGTTAAGTTATGCACACGATTGTATAGGTATTACAAAAAAAGTAGTGAAAGATTTAGTAGGAACTGATAAATTAGTTTGCGAAAAATATGTTGATCACAAAGAATTTACAATGATCAAACCGATAACTGGTAGAGTAGATTATCTGACAGAAAAATTATTTATAGAATTAAAAACAAAACCACCGAACATTAGAAAGGTTAAGAACAAGGATGAGTGGTACTTGAGTACACAAGAGCTACCCACTGAACCAGCAATGGATAACCTAACACAGACTTCATTTTATTATATGACTACCAAGAAGGTACCATATTTAATTTATGTAAATGACAAAGATCATATTATCTTTGATCAATCGCATGAGCTAATGAGTGAAGAACATCTGGAGCATTTATACTTTAAGATGGTTGAAAAGATTATACTTTGGGAACGTATGATTATGTTTTGCAAAGGTAATCTGTCTGAACTTGCATTGATGTGTGAGCCACCAGACATGAACCATTTTTTTTATTATAAAGATTTAGCTCCGGAACAATTACAATTAATAACTAAACTATGGGGAATAAAAACATGAGTAAAATAATAGTAGTGTTGTTGTCTTTAATAATAACAACAAGTGCGTTTGCACACGAAGAACCGAAAACCAAATTAGTATTTGGTAAGAAGTGTACTGTAAATAATAATACAATAGTTACTTCTTACGTTTGGAAAGTAGAAAAAAATTCTAATTGGCAAAAAGATATAAACAAAAAAAACTGTGAAAGGAAAAATGACTAAAAGAAATATATATCAAAAACTACATGATGCTTGTTTAAGTGCAACAGGTGTAAAGAAAGGTGCAAAAGTAAATGGTATGCACTTTAGACCTTTGTTACATGATGATGTACAAGAGGTAGCAACACAAGCCTTATTAGATAATGGTTTGTATGCGACCTGTAATTACTTAACAGAGATTGTACCTAATATAAAAAAAGTAATGGTTGTATGTACCATGCGAGTTTATGATGTTGATGATCCAACACAACATATACTTGTTGATGGTTGTTCATCATTCGGAGATATTAGTATGTTTGGAACTGGACAAGCTATGTCATACTCAAGAAAGTATGCGTTTCTAAATTTATTAAATCTTAAAACTGGTATTACAGATGAAGATGGTTATGAAAAAAAACCATTTGAAGAAGATTCTCCGGAGCAATCCGAGGAAGAACCTACATACTTAGATGAAACTATAGATGTAGAAGATATAAAACATGAACTTAAAAATGCTAAATCTTTAAAAGATTTTAATTTTTTTAAAGAAAAGCATAGAGCAAGTGTTGAGTATCTATTAAGAAACAACTTACGAGCATACAGACAAGTAACAGATATTGCTGAAACTCGTGAGACACAACTAAACAATGGTCAGTAAAAGCTGACGATAACAAAGGAGAAAACAATGAGTGAAGATGTAGTATGGTGTAATCTTGTAAGAAACCATAACAAGAATGAAGCGAAGCAACCGGATTGGGTAGCACCACCAAACGAAAATGCGCCAGAAGGAAAGAAGTGGACCAAAGGTGTGAAGATGGCAGATGGTAGTTGGTGGAACCAGTGCGCTTGGGATGAACAGGATGGAGAAGGAAATGTTGTTGGTATAACTGTCAAGATTTCACCACCTACTTCCAATACTGATAAACCTGCAACTGCAAATAAAGGGTTTCAAAGCAAACCTAATTATGGTAACAAACAACCATATAAGTTTTAATTAACTTATATTTAGTCTTGGGGGAGTTTTTTCTTTCTAGTTCCCTTTCGGTAGTTTTCTTCCCCAAGACACCTCTCTCAATATGGATAAGAAAATAACAGATATAGATCAAGAAATTGAAAAGAAAATTATTGATGATCGACAAAAAGATTATGGTGACTATCAAGAAAACTTTGTTTTATTAGCAGAAATGTTTACAATTATATTGTTTGGTAGTTTAAAAAAAAGAATAAAACCATATCAAGTAGGTCAATTAATGATGGCTCTAAAACTATATAGATCAACAAAAAATTTTAAAGCAGATAACTATTTGGACCTTAGTGTGTATAATAAAATGACCAGAGAGATACACAAAAAAGAGGTTGCCAAAAAGGATAAAGTATGAAAAAATACCGAAGAATTATCAATGGAGAATGTTCATTTGAAATGATTGAACTATTTGATGATGTAAAGAAGGCTGCAAACAACTCCAATAGTGGAGAGCTTGTAGAATGTAAGATCAAAAATTTAAAAATTGATTTTACAACAGTAAAAAAGGAGCATGATGGAACAGATCAGATTGCGTCTGCAGAAGTACAGGGATCTTCAATCGAAGAAACACAAGAAGTACCTAGAAGCAAAGCAGAAAGTAAATAAGTATCAGAAAGATTCTTATAGATTGCTTTGGAAGATAGAGCAGACAAAAGAAGAATTGATGAGAGCATAAACTCATTAATTTAATTATTAAAAAAAACTGAAGGAAAACGTAGGGGATCTATGACCAAAAATATAAATCAAGTGTACGAAAATCATATTAAATACTTAAATCAAAATGAATTTATCTATGAAGTTAAAGCATCATACGATTTGTTAAGCGAAGATAAAAAGAAAATTTATAGACTTGGCTTTATCAATGGCTGCAAAGAAATGCAGGAGAGAAAAAGACCGGTCCAAGTTGCGCCACCAAATAAAAAAATTGTAGGGTTTAGTTTTAAAACACCGAAGCCATCTGATGTACAATCAGTTATCAATAAAATTTGTATTCACTTTGAGGTTCACAAAGAAACATTGATGGGTAAGTCAAGAACATCAAGCATAGTGAGAGCTAGAAATGTTATTCATAATTTATTATTTGAAAAATATAATATGGGTCTAACAGATATTGGTAGATACTTTGGACAAGATCACACTACAGTTTTACATTCAATAGAGATGAAACGAGATCAAAAAAGATTTTGGTCCCCAGAAAAAACCTTGTGGCAAGAGTATGAAAAGATAAAAGATACTGTAGCAGAAACTATTAGAGAATAATAGTTATGTTCTTGCGTAGTTAGGTTTTTTATTTTTTCTAGTTTTTCTTTCAGCTTTCTTTTTTCTTGATACTGCAGCAGCTCTTTGACTTGCAGACATGGACCTAGCTTTAGCAGCAGGAACACATTTAGGATAGTTTTTTCTTTTTTCACCTTTGCTCCTACCACACTTCGGGAAGCCACCACCCTTTTTTCTGTTGGCTATATCTACCCAGTTTTGCGAGGTCCACTTTCTAAGAGACATTACTTTCTTTTTTTTCTTGTAGCTTTAGGTTTTATTCTACCAGAGCATACACCACTAGCATACATGTTTGCATACGCAGAGGGGTACACTTTAAACTTACGTTTGGCAGCAGCCTTACCTTTTGCACAAAGTTTAGCCATTACTTTTTCTTTTTAGCTTTAGACTTCATTATCTTTTTTTTTAAAAAAGGTGGTAAAGTTTTTTGTTTAGCTGTTAATTTACCTTTGCTCTTTTTATATCCCGGCATGTTGTTTCTCCTTTAATTTACGTTCACAATAGTTATCAAAACAAGAACCATCTTTACCATCATGGCAAAAATATTTCTTATCTCCATTTATAATCCATCCGCCTTCATTACTCAATAGTTCTTTATTACATTCTTCGCAATAACCACAAAGTCTAACTGATTCTCTTTTTTTCCAAGTTTTCTTTTTTATCGGCACTTCCACCTACGTCTTGCTTGTCGCAACCTAGAGTTTGGATCTCTTGCAGCTTTTGGAAACTTTTTCATTTGTCCAGCTGATCTTGCACAGTAGCTCTTTCTACGTTTAGCAGCTTTAGATCCTTTCTTAACTTTACCTGTTACAGCAGTTTTTAATTTGGACCCGGGATTTTCTCTTCGGTATCTAGCAACACCAGCTTTAGTCATACCCGCACCAGACTTAGTGGATCTGTAATACTTTTTAGTTTTTGGTGGTTGTTTATCTCTTTTTCTCATCAATTAAGTATTAACTTTTTTATGGATAAAGATCCATCAATATTTTTTTCAAGCTCTGCCTTACTACGCACACACTGGTAAACCACCTTATCATTTTTTACTTGTCTCATTGCTAGTCTTTTACCTTTAAGGCAAGTGCTAAGATCGGGTTGTATACGAGCTTCTTTGATCTCTGAATTAATTACTAATAATAATGCTACCACTGTTTCAACCATGACCATTACCATTTGCTCTTACTTTATCTTTTAAATCTTCAATATCTTTTAATGCTTTATCTAGTTGGTTTTTTAAAAATTCTATATTAACTTTGTTAGTCATATTCTGTTCTTGATTTTCTGTAAGTTTTTCTGTGTCTTTAAACAGAGCTTCGAGAAGCATGAACTGCTCTTGGTCTATGGGTTTCTGATCACTAGCCTTGAGTAAATCATTTAACATAAGCTCTCTTGAAGTTTCTAACGAAGTTAGCCTAGAGGTAAGCTCTGTATATGCGAAAATTCCTGCAGCTACACCTGCAATGATCGCAATCATATTTTTGACAGGCATACTTACAGATGTATTTTCACTTATCTTCATGCTTTTTTTTCTTCTTTGTTTCAAATAATTTATCTATCCAACCACAAAGTATATCTAATTTTCCAAAAAATGAATATATAAATTTATCAATCATGTTGCTGGTCCTCCACAAAGAGCCAACAACGTAAGCATTATTATAAGAATACCTGTGAAATAGTAGTTCATCCTGTCTATCTCCATAGGTTATCCTTATGTTTGATTATGTAATGATAGCAATAACTAATATTACAGCTACTGCAATAACCATTTTTTTATGGTCTGTCCAATAGTGCATAGCTTTATTTTTAATCTTTTGTATCATATTTAAGTTTTGTTCATGTGTAGGTATATCATCATTCATATTTATATCCTCCGAGTTTTTATTATAAGATATTACTTGCCTTGTCCACGATTTTTTGACTTACCTTTTTGTCTCTTTCTATGTTTATTCATAGAAGATAGTTTAGGTCGTCTACCTATACTTGTTTTTTTTGGTATTCTTACGTGTTCTAGCTTTTCGAGATTGAACTTTTTTTTTGCCATATCCTTGCTGTGATAAGTGTGTTACTTTTTTACTATATTGTTGTGTATACAATTTCATTATTTCTTAACTAAGGACCCACCAAAGTATAGTCCTATGATAGCTGATACTAAGTTAGTATCTAATGGTGTAATAACTAAACTGTTAGATGATAATGTAATCCACTTCATAACTTCTTTTTCTGGTATAAAGAAAAATGCAGGTTTAAATTCTAAGTAACCTACAATAACACTTGTGTCAGCTGATATGATTGGCATAAGTTTTGGCAGTAAGACTATTGCAAAGACAGCTACCAAAGCTATAATTCTTCGGGTCCATTGAAACCCCACGTTCTCATATTCTCTTGCTTGTTTAAATCCTTGTTGTTGTACTTCTGCTCTTTGTATCAACATTTTTTGTTCGGCTTGTTTTGCTTTAATACTTTGGGACCAAATACTCATTACCCCACCTAATACAGTAGAGCCTAGCATTGTTATCATTTCAAATGGCATTATCTAATTTCTCCTCTAATTCTTTGATTTTCTTTTGAGCATCATCTAAATCTTTAGTACAAAACTCTAGCTTTTGCAAACATCTTTTATTAGCTGCATCTTTAGATTTACCAGCATCTTCAAGCTCTGCAATTTGTCCTTTTAATATTCTTACTTGGTCTTTATACTCATTAATAATATCTAACGAATTATCACTTTGCATATATTATTTTCACCTTTAGTTTCTTTTGTTCTTTAGTAGCACCTCTTGATATAAAAGTTCCTTTAAGATTTCTTTTGTACCCATCTGGTGCAATATAATTATCTTTCTTTCTATAGTTTTTTGACTTAACATCATATCCAGTATACTCACCTGTAGACATATTTAAAGTAACAATATCTACCGGACCCAGACCGCCAAGTGGTGTAAATACTAACAAATTTGGATCTTCTGCAAGTTCTATCTGCACTTTCATTTCGCTAACTAAACCAGTAATTGCTTTTTTTCTTCTAGCCATAGCAGCCTTAAAGTTTAAAGTTTCTGAAATAATATAACTATAATTGTAAACATACCACCTATGAGAGCAGACATAGCATAGTACATGTGTCTTTTAATATCTTTTATTTCTGTTTCGATATTGTGAATTTTTTGATGAGTTTGTTTTTGCATTATTCTACAAAGTTTTTCGTGTGATTCTATTCTTTCAAGCGCAGAGTTCTTAGGCATTGATACCCTCCGCTTCTATTTGTTTGCAAAAAAATTTTATAAATATTTTATGTTCGTTAATATCTATCTGTCCTATCTCTTCTGTTTTTATAATTGATTCTGCGTAACCACCTTGCAAACAACTATATAAATCATCATATTGATTTGGCATTGGATAAGGATCTAAGCAAGTGCCACTGACACTACTACAAAGTATCATGCTTAAAACAAATTTCATTATAACACTATTGTGTTAGCTTCTTCTTCAGTTAGCGGTTCACCAGCTATTAGTTTAGCTTTAGCACTAGCTTTTAAATTTTCTCTTGCAGTTCTTTCTTCTTCTTCTGTAGGTAACTCTGCCATCTTAGCTTCTATGTCAACTTTAGGAATAGGTGTTGTTCCATTTTCCCAAACAATAGTATCTATATCATTTCCACTTACAGATACTTCTGCACTAGGATTTATTTTTAATATTGCTTTTACTACTGTACTTTTCATTATCCAGCTACCTCTATTAATGTCATTTGTGCAGACGTACCACTTGTATTAAATTCTATTTGATTTGTTCTACATTTCATTTGAATTTGATATGTAAGACTTGAAGTAGATGATGGAGAATCAAGGTAATGAAATGATCCAACATTAGCTTGTAATCCAGTTGAGGTATTATTGTAATGAAACCAAACATCACCATATACTTCTGTACTATCTCTCATAACTTTTATTCCAGCTCCATCATTTGCATTTGCTGAAACTGTACAATCTCCTAAATCAATTAATATCAAAACTTTATTTGATGAAGATGATGGAGTGATTGCTTGTGATAAACCAACATCTACAAAACTTGTGCTTGTTGTTGAAAAGCTACTTGTTCTTGTTGTATTTAAAACTTGCAAAACCTTACCAGTAGTAATAGCTGCTGGTAGAGCTGTTATCGCAGATAATGTATTATTGTTTGGTTTAATTATTGCCATCTTATGTATCTCCTAATTTTTTAAAAATAACACAAGTTCTATAGTTTGGTGCTGAAGCACCTACTAAAGTTCCAGATGCTAAAGAATCAACATTCATTCTTACTTTATGTGTAGAAGTGTCGGTTACATCAAATAATATTGAACAACTTGTAGTTAATCTTATATCTCCATTACTATCTGTTCTTCCACCTCTTGCTCTTGCAAATTCATTAAAACCACTACCATCAGTTGTTGCATATATTCCAATAGAAAAAAAACTATCTCCATCTGTACTATCCATTTCTCCTTGAAATCTAATTTCATAAAGACCAGTAGATGGAAATGTAAAAGTACCACTTGATTGTGTCATTCCTGTGCCAATTTTATCAAATCCTGTAGTTGCTCTAGTTAAACTTGTAATAGTTCCATTTGATGTAATCTCAGATGGTAAAAAGAAAAAGTCAGCTTCTGTAATTCCACCACCTTTTATATGAGAGTAATCAACTCTTTTTAATGTTCCAGCATCTGATACTAAAAATTCGTCTGTGTCTGCTGGAGCTGTAGCAAGTTCTGTTGAACC